GAATGATCCAGGCTGTCTCTTACTACTATCACATATTCACAGCGATGGCAGAAGATGAAATCCCGGACAAATATCAACATGTCAAGAACTGGAAACGACAATACATAAACGACGAGTTTCATGAGGGAAATATCTCCAGGAAAATTACGGATCACAACACTTTTACGTGGTGCTTATCCGCTGATATCCTAGAGGAGTACCGGAAACACGCAGTTGTCTGTAAACGCGAACACTGTAATGACATTGAAGCCCATCTCCCGCTCATGCCCTTCGGGATTGCGGAGTTGGGCGGAAAAGTCCGAGTGCCGTGTGTGACTTCAGGGTTCCTAAACCTACTCTGCCAACCAATTCGGAAGGCAATGTGGCTGAGGATCAAGAACGACCCACGTTGCAAATTCCGCACCTCAGGTGCCAACAAAGAAGGTTTCCTACGGAAATTCTTCGAGGAACTAGAGGATGCGGATTATGTGCACTCAGGAGACATGACAGTTAGCACAGACAACTTCCCGTTCTCTTTCATGGATGCCGTAATTAAAGGCCTACCCATAAATGACTACTGGAAATCGTTGGCCCTCCTATGCACCGGACCATTTAGGATTTTACCTCCAAATGATGATACGGCGCACGAGAGGATACATGCCATGTATGAGAATCCAAATCGACACACCGATCATCAAGATCGGGATGTCGACCCGATAAATATTATCAACTCAAAGTTCGACCTCTTCGGATGCAAGGTAGGTGAACCTGGGGAGAAAATAATATCGGAATTCCCGTTCGGAGAAACCCCGGAGGACGTGGCGGACAACATAGAGGAAATACTTGAGAAGAAAGCCTATTTCGAATCCCTGCCGAAGGCCGAAAGGCCTCAACAGGTTATCGATGAGCTAACACAGGTATTATCCCGTCGCCCCGCCGAAGTTCAATGGGATAAGGTAACCCTTGGAAATGCCGGAAGACCACCCACAGAGAAGTGGTATGCCGACCAACTAAAGGACCTACGGGAAAATTATCCAACTCTATACGTAAAGATGGTTACGCCCCAGACAACCTTTGTGAGGAAGAAAGAACCCCCCGGCACTTATGAGCTACTGCTCGGCCGGAGGGTGTTCAACCCACTTATGCGTCCTAGGCAATATAGGGAAGTAAAGATTCAAAGAGACAGGACTCAAGTAAGATTCGCCAGTGACGAAGACCTACGGTCCTATGCTTTAAAGAAACTTTTACGAGACCAGCGAAATATTCGTCGAATCCTCAAGCAGGCAGACAAGCAAGCTCAAACGCCTCTAGAAAGATTACAAGACAAATACGTTACTGGACTCCCCGACCATCTTATGCCGAGAGCAACCCCAGGCCTGGATAGGTTCTTGGACGCCGATATGGATTCCAACCACACCGAACCAGGGGTAGTCCTTAGCTCAATTAAAGAAGTAGCCGTCCAGTGGAATCGAACTACTGATCCAAATCCAAAACGTGCGGGAACGGAATACCCACCGCAAATATGGAAAGGATCAGTACATCCGAAAAACCGAACCCCAATGGAGAAGTTGCAGGAATTGGAAAATTCACAAGCACATGTCTTCGCAATGGGATTAGCAAACCTAGACGGACCTGACCATGCCTACCTCTCCAAGAAAGGTCTTCAGATGGGTACTTCTATTAGCATAGCTATGCTATATAGTTACAACCTATACTGTGACCAATGGGCGTCGGATCAACCCGGCGCAAGAGGCAAATCACAATTATGTGGGGACGATTCAATGAGAGCAGGAAACCTGATCTACATCGACTCCTATAAACGTGTTGCCGAAGAGATGGGATCAAAATTCTCCGCCTGGAAGGACATCACAGCCAGAAACTCGAGAGGACTCTTTACAGAGATCCATTTCGAAGGTCAGGAAATTCTACGTATTCCAAAATTGAAGACGGTCATACGACCAACATCAAAAGAATATGTAGGTGATGGTTGTCCAGAGTGGAAGAAATACATTAACGCCCAGAAAACACTAGTAGGTCCAACCGAAGATGTCGAGTACTACATCCGTGAGGAGAGTCGCGTGCACTTCAGTCGGGAACTGGATGATCTGGACGGAATATTACCATTTGGATTATCGGAGGCATTCGGAGGAATGGGGAGTTTGGCAAAACCTCTAGACGGAATAAATAAAACCGTCTGGGAGACAATCAAAAGAGTCCCTGTTCCATATGTTGCTTATAAACTCTCACGTGACTTTGCTAGAAGCTTAACGCCCTACCAAGTCAATGAGTCTAAGCCACATTTCCAAATAAACCCGTTCACTCTGGCTACCCCTATAGACGACAACGTCGCCCAACAGGAGTATGCTACCAAACGAGCGGCGTGGTTGTACCTCCAAGAAAGAAAGCTTCGCGGATCGGTCGAAGCAGCTAGCGCGATTATCAAGCCTCCGCGGCCGGTCGAATTCATAAAAGAAAACTACCGACCACAAGCCCACAAGAAGGTGGACCGGCAGGCCGACTTCCCCGTACCAATCTCCGTAGCACGCCATTACAGCGCACTGGAGAAAATTACAGGAGAGTTGAAATTCCTTGGGATTCCCATGAGGGACACTACAACATTTAGTAGTGTACCAGACAAGGACTTCCCCAAGCAAAGCTCGCATATTGACCTGGCCAACTCTGTTGTTGACCAAGTATTGGGGCCGAAAGGAAATTTCCTTCCAGGAACCAGTATTGCGTTAGTATGCGGTGCAAGTTAATGCACGCTTTTTAGCAAGCAACACAAATGGC